AGGTAGTGGTTGAGGCGTGGGCTGATGAGAAGGGCGTTCCCTTTAAGCTGTACTGTGGAACAATCTCTTGCTATGACCTTGATGAGTTGCAAAAGAAGCATCCTGCATTTCTTGAACACACTACAATCGGAGCGATGGTTGATCTAATTTTAATGAAAGCAATGGATGAGGGAGGTGATCGGCTATTCACAAGCTCAGAGGATCGCATTGATCTAATGGGGGAGGAAACAGCGGTTATCTCTGAAATTGCCAACCAAATGTTTGCCGATGTCCAATCGGTTGAGACTGCTTCAAAAAACTAAAACGCGATCAATCGAGGATAAATCTTTTATCTTTGGCTGATCGCTTGCATATGAGCATCGAAGACGCAGAGCAAATGTCCGTCACGCACTTTAACGAGTGGATGGCTTACTACCAAATAATGAGTGAAAAAGATGGCTGAAAACACCAAGATTATTATCAGTGCGGTAGATAAAACCAAGAAGGGCTTTGGCTCTGTTACCTCTCGTTTAAAGAAGGTCACTGGCGCAGTCTTTTCAATGCGTACTGCTTTGGTCGGTGTTGCCGGGGCAGCAGGTTTTGGATTATTAGTTAAGTCATCATTAAACTCTACTGACTCACTTGCTAAGACTGCCTCAAAAATAGGCACGACAACTGAGGCTTTGGGTGGTTTACGTTTTGCAGCAGAGCTTACTGGCGTTGCAACTAATACGATGGATATGGCTTTACAGCGGTTTACTAGACGAACTGCCGAAGCTGCTATGGGTACAGGTGAAGCGAAAGGGGCAATCAAAGAGTTAGGGATTAACGCTCAAGAATTAAACAAAATGCCGTTAGACAAGCGCATGGTTGTTTTGGCTGATGCTTTTTCTGAAGTAAAGAATGAATCAGATAGGCTCAGATTAGCGTTTAAGCTGTTTGATTCTGAGGGTGCGGCATTGGTCAACACCCTTTCAGGCGGTAGCGAAGCGTTAAAAGAAATGCTTGGTGAGGCAAAAATGCTTGGGCTTGCTATGTCAAGCAGTGCGGCCAAAGGTGTCGAAGATACTGTTGACGCAATGACCAAATTAAAAAGCATGGCAAAAGGTTTAACAGATCAGTTTGTTGCCGCGCTTGCCCCGGCAATACAATCATTAACGGAATCTATCACTAAATTTTTTGCAGAAATTGCCAAAGACGAGGGTGGCGTTGAGAAATGGGCGCAAGGATTAGCGAAAGGATTTTTGGAATCCATCGCTAACATTTTACGCGCATTAGATGTTGGATTGACTGCTATTGGTGGTTTTGTAAATAAAGCTAATGGGTTTTTGAATAAATTTGACGTTAAATCTCAGGAAAACAAAGTAAAAGGCTTGTCTGATGAAATCCACACTTTAGGGCAAGAAGTTGTTGCGCTTAGAAATGGTGGAGATAGAAGTTTAACGGATATTCTTTTAGGTAAAGACTTAGAAAGCAAAACTCTTGAACTTGAAAATTTAATGTTTGAGGCAATACTTGCACGACAAAAACTGCAAGAAATGAATGCCCCGATTATTGGTGACGGTTTAAGCGGGTTTTTTGATAAGACGATCGCTAAAATATTAGAGCTAAAAGAAACTATTGGCGGTGCTGATGGTAAAGGAAATATTTTCTCCTCTACCGAAGAGGGCGCGACCAATGTGCAAAAGGCTTTTAAGGCTTGGCAAGCTACCGTAAAGGACGGTGATGAGATAGTTCAGGCGTTTACAACGCAGGGATTAAACGGATTGACCGATGCGCTAACCGCAGGAATTACAGGCGCGGCTGACTTTGCCGATGCCATGAAAGCAATGGCTAAGTCTGTTATTGATAGTTTAATCAAGATGCTAATTCAGAAGTATATTGTTGATGCGGCCTTTGGGTTTATTACTGGAGCGATTGGGGGTGGCGGCAATGCCAATGCCTCTGGAAACGCAGCAGGGACTAATCTTGGCGGCAGTATGTCTTTTGACGGTGGCGGCTACACTGGCAATGGATCAAGATCAGGTGGGCTTGACCACAAGGGTGGCTTTATGGCCATGCTCCATCCCCGAGAGACGGTTGTTGACCACACTAAAAATACTAATAATTTATCAAAAACTGCCGAACAAGTTCAAAGTTTTCAGGATAGCAGCAACGAGAGATTTAAAAGTTTAGGGCGTGGCGGCTTCAGTGAAACGATAGAGAAGAAAGATGTTCGGTCAATTCACAGCAATAACCTAAATGAAACTGTAGAAAGCAAAGATGTTAGGTCAGTTCACAGCAATAACTTAAATGAATTTATAGAAAACAAAGACCTTAGATCATTTGATGGTGGAGGTTTTACCGGAAGGGGTTCGCGATCAGCAGGCGTGGACGGTAAAGGGGGCTTCCATGCCATCCTGCACCCTAATGAAACCGTGACGGATCACACAAAAAGCATAAATAAAAAACGCAATGAGCGCGAAAATACCAATGAAGAAAACAACAGCATTGTCGTAAATCAGACCATTAATGTCACCACAGGCGTACAGCAAACCGTACGTGCTGAGATTGTTCAGCTAATGCCTCAGATTGCACAAGCCGCTAAAGGTGCTGTGGCAGATGCTAGGTTGCGCGGTGGCAACTTCTCTAAAGCAATGGGAGGCGCATAATGCCTTTAGCTTTTCCATCGGTTGGCATTAAAAATATGTCAATGAGACTCAAAAGAGTCACATCAGTTTCAACATCACCATTTACCTTAGACACTCAAGTGGCCGTTCACCAGGGAGCAAGGTGGGAAGCTGAGATATCCTTGCCATTACGAACACCTACAGAGGCTCGATCAATTGAAGCGTTTATTGTTGGTCTCAAAGGTCAATCCGGAACTTTTACTTTTGGCAATCCTCTACACACAAGCACTCTTACGAATGGCGCTGTTAGTAGTGCCGCAGTAAGGGCTGAAACTTTCGAGCTTACAACAGGCGCAGCATCGGTAATTCCTGCCGGGACATATTTTGAATTGCTTGGCTATCTATACCTTGTTACCGAAGATAAGGTTGCAAATGAGGCCACGTTAAACTTTCAGCCACCTTTACGGTTAGCCGTAACCTCTGCACAACCTATTAAATACAATCTTCCGAAATCGCTTTGGCGCATGGCTTCAGATGACGTTGGTTGGTCAATTAGTGAAGCCAGTGTTTATGGCTTTACCTTTGCTTGTGTTGAGGCGTTATGAGTAGGGTTCTTAGTAATGCCATGAAAGAAATGGCGGTTGCCAAAGTAGTCCGTCCCATCTTTCTTGTGCGAATGGTTTTTGATTCCTCGCAATTAAACATCTGGTCGGGTGTTGGTGACATTAGCTTTGACAGTGTGACCTATACCGGGCTTGGTGACTTGCTCTCTATAAGCGATATTAAAGAAACTTCCGATATTAGTGCCACAGGTATTAATGTGAGTCTATCAGGCGTTAAAACGTCTTTAATAGCCATTGCAAAGAATCAAGACTACCAAGGTCGCGAGTTGACCGTTCGCCTAGGGGCTTTTAACGAAACTGGCTCATTGATTGCTGATCCGGTGATTATATTCTCTGGGTTTATGGACACGATGACAATTGCAGAGGCAGGGACTTATTCAACAATAAGTATTGCTGTTGAAAACAAGTTAGTGGCGTTTGAACGATCAAAGGTTAGGCGCTACACAGCAGAAGATCAAAAGATAGATCACCCGACAGACAAGGGCTTTGAGTTTGTAACGAGCATTGTGCAGAAAGAGATATTCTGGGGAAGGCCATCACCTCCCTCTGGTGACGGTGACGGTACTAAACCCAGAGATTTACGCTAAAGGGAATCTATGAAAATCGCGCATGAGTGCCTTGCAAGCGTCAAGGAAGATATTAAGCCATTGCTCGCAAAACACTGGGCAGAGACTGAGCCTAATCAAAACACTATTGCGCTTGACCCTGATTGGGAACAATACGCTGTACTTGACCAGTGCAATATATTGCGTGTTTTTACCGCAAGAGATGAAGGCGATTTAGTGGGTTACTGTGTTGTGTTAATTGCTAAAAGCATTCACCACAAAAGCCACACGTTTGCATCAACCGATGTTATTTACATTAAGCCAGAGTACAGACAAAGCAAAACAGGCTCAGACCTTATCCACTATGCAGAAAAACACTGCAAAGAGAACGGTGTTTCTCTTATGACGCTAAACATGAAAATCGAATTTCCTTTTGACAATTTAATGCTGCGTATGGGGTTCAACCTGCTTGAACGCGTTTATCACAAATGCTTTTTAGGATAATAAAATGGCAACAGTAGTACTAGCAGGATTAGCATCAGCAATAGGCGTGGCAGCGGCTCAACTAACCCTATTTGGTCTTGGCGCTGTGGGTTCTTTTTTTGCCGCTTTTGCGATTGGTTCAGGTCTATCGCTAGTCTCTCGCGCTCTTGCTCCTAAATTAGATTTAGGGACGCAGATGGGTGGCCGCTCTGTCATGACCAGAGAAGCGGCTCAGTCTCGCAAAATTGTTTATGGTCGTGCGCGTATTGGCGGAAACATTGTTTACCTTGAATCAACTGGCGATGACAATAAATATCTTTATTTAGTAATAGCCGTTGCCGCGCATCCAATCGATGCCTACGAGGAAGTCTGGTTTAATGATGAGAAGATATACAACGGAACTAGTTTCATTAATGGTTGGGCGAATTTTGTTAATATATCTTTTTACAAGGGCGATCAGACAGCGGCAGATTCTGGATTAGTCAGCGCGTCAGCCACAAACAATGGCAAATGGACAACAAGCCATATACTTTTAGATACAGCCTACATGGTCGTGAGGCTAGAGCATGACGTTGATAA